TCTTTCCATGCCTGATCTCTGCCAGGTACTTCTGACCAATGTACTTCAATAGGAATATAATCATTGTTACTATTAACAGCATCTGTCCATATCTTGTAAAACTGATTCATACCATGAGGAGTAGATACTATAATTAATTTTGTTTTTGTACCTGAAGAAATTGTAGGATAAACTGAACTAAAGAATTGCTCAGATATATTTGCTGGTACGAAAGCAAACTCATCAAGGAATATAATATTATATGAACCTCCCCGAATAGCACTTGAAGATGTAGCAGCAGCAACTATGGTTGATTTGTTTTCTAATTCAATATTACCTTTATTCCAATTAATTACACCTTGTTGCATCCACTTAGGTAAGTTTTCATAAGCAAGTTGTAGTCTTCCTAATATATCTCTCGCAGTAGATGATTTGTTTGCTAGTATCGCAATGTTTGAATTAGGATTAAACAAAGCATAATGTAAAAGATATGAAATAGTTGTTGTAGATTTACCAGACTGTCTAGGCAACTTACAAATTGTAAATCTATTATTGTGTATTGTTTCTACAATTTTTTTTTGAAAGCCATACATCTTAAAAGGTACAAGACCTTCATCAAGTGATACGATACGAACATAGTTTTCCATAAAGTATAATGGGTCCTTCATACACTTTTGATATTCTAAAATTTCATCTTTAGAATACTCTACGGGTGTATTAACCTTTTTTAAATTTGGGTTTCCTAAATATGCATTATCACTCATTGAATACGTACCATCCTGTTATTATATATTTATCTTCCGTTTTACTAATTTGACCTTTGTGTGTATGTGTCCACGCAGCAGGCCATATAACAGTATTTCCTTTTATTGCTTTTGTTGTATAGTTTTGATATAAAAAATCTGTACCACCATTTTCTACATTATTAAGATAAGTCATAAAAACTAAATGTCTTTTAATATCTGGATAGATTCCATTGTTCTCCATATGCCAATCCCAGAATCCTTCATTTGGTTTATAGTATTGTATTTTTATAGATGATGAAGTTTTAAATTTTTGAACATGATTACACCATTCATATTTTTTCAAATATTTTTTTATACATACATCTAAATGTTTAACATAATCATTGTAAATACTATCTTCATTTGTTAATACGATTTGATTAGATACTTTACCATATTCTTCTACCTTATTACTTTTACCAATATTTGATTTATAGTAATCAATAAGTTTATCACAAAAAACTTCTGTAATTTTATTTTCAAGTATAAAAGTATCACTCATTAAAGCTAAACCATCCTGTTATTATATATTTTGTTTGAGTATTACTAACTTGTCCTTTATGTGTATGCGTCCAAGGCGCTGGCCATATAAGGGTTAAACCTTTCTTTGCTGGTATAGTTAAGTTTTGATATTTAAACTCAGTACCACCGTTTTCAACATCATTTAAAAAAGTCATAAAAACTAAATGTCTTTTTTTATCTCCACCATTTTCTTCAAAGTGCCAAACTTTATAACCACCTCCAGGTGGATATTTTTGAATATTAATATTTTCTTCTAAACTATATGGTTCTACTCTTTCGCAATCTTCATATAATTTTTTGTAATTATCTAAACATTTATTTAATGAAATATAATATTCTTCTAAATTTCTCTCAGCAGTAATACTCATTCTTGTATCATCAAGTAAATCTTTATTATAAGCATTATCACCTATTGTACCCTTAACATGATTGTCAGATTTTGATTCAAAATAGTCTATAACTTTGTCACAAACTTTATCTGGTATAAACCAGCCACCTATAAAACTTTTAAAAGGTACAAGACCTTCATCTAGTGATACAATATCACTCATTAAAGCTAAACCATCCTGTTACAATATATTTTTCTTTTGTCATACTAACTTGTCCTCTATGTGTATGTGTCCAATCAGTAGGCCAAATCAAAGTTAATCCTTTTTTAGCAGGGCTAATTATGTTTTGATTTTTAAACTCTGTTCCACCATCATCAACGTCATTTAAATATGTCATAAAAACTAATATTCTTTTAGATTCCTCACCACCACTTCCACCTCTTTCATTATGCCAAACTTTGAAACCACCTCCAGGTTTATAATATTGTAAATTATAATTTGTATTTACATTAAACCCTGCTTGATAATTTACAGCATCATATTTTTTAGCATAATTTTCTATAACTTTTTGTAATTCAACTCTATAATTTAATATAAAGTTATTTGTACTATTCCATTTTATAACTAGTTCTTCAGCATCTTTTCTAGTTTTATCTATTTGTAATTTACCAAAACTTTTTTGTAATCCTATTATAGTATGACCTTTTTCTTTCGCAGAATGAAATAATTTTATTAAATCGTCACAAATAGATTCAGATATATACCAACCACCTATAAAACTTTCATATGGAAATTTATGCTCAATCATATACTATTGCCTCTATATGAGTATAACCTAATTGAATAGCTCTAGTAACTCTTTGTCCACCTTTGTGAACACTAAACAGTTTTTCTTTGTATGCTTTACCTAACGCACCTAATCTAGGTGTATCATTAACTTTGTGTTTAAAGACTTCAATTGGTTGTTCCATAATATCAGTTATCTTATCTACACCTTGATCTAATTTAGCATTATGTTTTAAGTAATACTGATTGTAAGTTAATTCACTAATCTTTAGTATTTGTTTTTTCGGGTGTAACGTTTTTGCTTTCAAAGTTTTCATTTTCAGTTTTACGTTCTACGTTTGTTTCTACAGTTTTTTTATTTAACATCTTTTGTAATTCAGCTGTTGATCCTATAAACAATGCGTTTTTAATATTAGCGTTTGCTGTCTTAGGTAATTCTTTTAAGTCTTTAAGTTTTTTTTGTAAGTCTTGTAACTTATCTACTGTTTGTCCTACTTGTCCTATCAATTGACCAGCAACTTCATAAGCTCTAGGGTGTTGACCTTCTCTCGCAATATCTAATATACCTTCAATTGCTTCTTGTCCTCTTTCAATTAGATTGTAATAATTCTCTCTACTATATTTGTAATCATTATCAACATCTGCTTTTTTATCATCTTCGGCACGAGGTACCATAGGTTTAAATTCTTTTGCTTTGACTATTTCTTTTGTAGGCTCAGGAGTGTCAATTCCTAAAATTTCATTTACCTTATCTTCTAATTTACTCATATTACTATTTATCAAGTTAAATTGTAGTTAATTATGGCTCTCACATTATGTTCTGGTTGATTACTTGTATGCCAATGTTTACCATTAAAGATAACTACTCTACCAGCTTTAGGTGTAACTCTTTTCTTTTCTTTTAAGTCTTTCAACAATGGCACATTATCATAACCTTGAAACTTGTTTTCATAGATTACAGTATCACCATCACTATCATTTACATAATACAAAACAACTAAATGATCTATGTCAGCATCCACATGAGGTGCGTCTAATATTCTATCTTTTAGATTTAAGGGGAGTTGTAAAAATGAACGACCTTGTAAACATTCTTTTCTTTTAAAGTTTATCTTATTACAAGCAGCGTCTATAATAACACACATATCAGTATGCCATTCATATACATTTTCTGCGTTAGTTATGAAACGATAATTAAATCCAGGTCTTTGTTGTTTGTTATCGGGTTTAGTGACATCTGGTATAAACTGCCATCTAATTTTATTAAATACTATATCTTGGATATGTTTTTGAGCTTTAGAGTCAATAATATCATCAAATATATAAATGTCTTTTATCATACTTTAAAAATTACTATCTAATAACACATTACCTGAAATTGATATACGAGTTTCTTCACTATCATTAAATGGATATACTGTATGAGGTAATTTAGAGGGAAAAAATACTATCTTTCCTTCATCTTCTTCTGTTAGATTTAATGAGTGTGTTAATATATCACCAATAATATTTGTATATGTAAAATCAAATAAACACGGTGATGGTATTTTTATCCACATACTATAACTATATATGCCATCATGTATGTGTTGAGGTAGATATTCACCTTTTCTCTGATAATTAATCCATGGCATTCCTAAACTAAAAGGTAAACTTTTAGTCAGTACTTTTATATTTTCCACACCAGGAAATACTTCATTATAGTTTAATAACAATTGATTTATATAATCCCACAAATTTTTCTTATGAGTTACTAACTGTCTATGTTTAGCTACATTAGGATTAGTTAATCCTGTAATTAGTTCAGGATTGTTTTTTTCGCCAGCTATACATTCTTCTAATAAGAGATTGAATAATTTTTTAGGAAGTTTATCTTCTACAACACCAAAATTTTTTAAGCTAAGTGCTTTTACCAT